ACCCGGTGTGCAACTTTAGCCACCACAGCGACGACTACCGCAAAGCACTTCTGAACCTTGCCAACGCCAAGCCTATGACCGACGACGGTTTGCTTTATTTAGCGATCCATGTAGCCAAGTGTGGCGACTTCAACAGAATATCCAAAGGCACCATTGATGAAATGCTGAATTGGTGTGTCGAAAACGAAGACATGATCTTCCGGGTTGGCAGAGACTACAAAGAAAGTTTCGAGGTGTGGTCTCAGGCCGACAAGCCGTTCCAATTCTTAGCGGCTTGCGAAGCCTACTACAGGACATCCACAGAGCCGGGTTATGAGTGTGGGTTGCCGATTGGCCTTGATGGGTCGAACTCAGGCATCCAGCATTACTCCGCCGCGGCCCTGTCGAAGGCCGATGGCAAGCTGGTGAACCTAGTGCCTATGGACAAGCCTCAGGACATCTATCAGGCCGTTTCGGACAAAACCACGGAGATACTGAAAGGTATGACGGACGAGCCGCTGGCGCGCGCTTGGCTGGACTTTGGCGTTGACCGTAAGCTGGTCAAACGCAACACGATGACCTTCCCATATTCATCCAGCACCTTTGGCTTCGCCAATCAGATCATGAGCGACACGCTCAAGCCCTACAATGACGCCGTGTTCCAAGGCAAGGTTGACCGCAATCCACTAGAGGTCGATGGCGACTATGGATCACGGGCGGCTAACCTGTTGGCGAAAGTTAACTTCGACAGCATTCGCGCCACCGTAACCGGGGCAGACGCCTGTATGCGCTTCATCAAGGGCGTTGCGTCTTTGTGTAGTGCGGAAGGTAAGGCGATGTTGTTCAGGACGCCTGACGGGTTCCCTGTGGCCCATACATACGGCGAATGGGACACCAAGAAGGTGCGTATCTTCCTGTTTGACCGGGAGATGCGTGTACTAGAGCGCAAGCAGTTGACTGTCCGGCAGACCAAAAAGATAAAGCTGAACAAGACCAAGATGCGGAACGCCGCGGCACCCAACGTGATCCACGCTATGGATGCCAATCATCTACGGGCCGTGATCTTAGGCTGTCTTATGTCGAACCCCCAAATCAAAAGCCTGTCGCTAATCCATGACAGTTTTGGAGCGGTGCCATCCGACCTACCCGCCCTGTTTCACATTGTGCGTTCTACATTTGTTGAGCAGTACGAGGACTACAACCTCTTTGAAAGCCTTCGGACACAGGTCGGCTGGTACTTGGACAACAAGAAAGCACTTGCAAAGCTAGAAGCCCCTGAGCGCGGCGATCTCGACTTACAACAGGTCGTCAACAGCGATTACTGCTTCCTGTAAGCGTACTTGTGTACGCCCATAGGATGTGGTGACAGGGTGTTTTATTCTCCTTTTCCACCTTTCACTTCTCCCGGTTCGCATTGGTAAATCCCTCCCTACCGCGAACCCGGTGCTGGGCAATCACTGATTAAAAGGCCCACTTTATAATCACTCTAAACAAACAAAAAGAGGTGCAAATGCACCCACGCGAAAAAGTATTGCAAACCGCCCGGCTACTCCAGTCCCGCGGTGAACCCATTCCGTTAGATGTCCTTGCCGAAGCCGACAGGCTTGGACTGATCATTGGTGTCGGCGACATGCCAGAAGGAGAGAACCAACATGGCTACGAAACAAAACACAGACAAATTCCCCAAGGTAGACTTTCAATCCCCAAGGGGCCGCGCAAGGTACCCCCACCTGAATAAGCCGGACACAGCCTTTAACAAGACAGAGTACAAGACCGATCTCATTGTCGATCCAGATGATGCGATGCATTTGGTACAGGCCGCCAACCAACTTGCCCAAGAATATCTTGCCGATGAAAAGGATGTGCATCTGCCATTTAAGACTGTCGATGGTCAGTTGGTTATGACGTGCAAGTCAAACTATGCGCCTAAGTTTTATGACGCTCCGGGTAACCCCATCCCATCATCTCAGGTTCCTGAGTTGTGGGGCGGCAGTGTGCTGAAGCTGAAAGGCTCAATGCAGTGCTACAAGAACGGAGCCAACGCCGGAGTGAAGTTGTACTTGTCGTCGGTGATGATTATCGATCCGAAGTCAGGTGCCGAAGCTGGTGGTGCCTTTGAGCCTGAAGAGGGCTTCACGTTAGAGCCAACTCACTTCGATGCAGAAGAGCCTAGCGAAAATGCGCTCTATAACGCTGAGTAACAGCTACCGCTCCGGTTTAGAAAATCGGATAGCGGATCAGATTAGTGAGGCTGGTTTGTCTGTCGATTATGAGACTGACGTGATCAGCTTCTACTGGCCTGAGCGCATGGCCCGGTACACGCCGGACTTCAAACTTCCCAAGCCCGGCGGCGGGTTTTTCTTCCTCGAAGTAAAGGGGCGATGGGTGACTGCGGATCGTCAGAAGATGATCTTAGTGCGTCAACAGAACCCCGACCTCGACATCCGAATGCTTTTCCAACGCGCCAGCAACCCACTCTACAAGGGCAGTAAGACGACCTATGCGGACTGGTGCGACATGAATGGCATTGCGTGGTGCGAGAAATCCATTCCCAACGACTGGTTGCTAAAGGAGAACAGCGATGATGAAAACCAACAGTCAGAACTACAAGATTAAAAACCACCTTGTCCGCCTTGGATCGATTACAGGGCTTGAGGCATGGGACAGCTACCGTGTGCGGTGCCTACCGCGGCGCATAGCTGACCTTCGCGAACTTGGTATGCCGATCACGTCGGAGCGCAAGCGCGACCTTCAAGGACAAAGGTATGTCCGGTACGTCCTAGACGAGCCACAGGAAGCCGCACAGCTTAATTTGCTGTAGCCGGGTACGATTTTAAGGAGAGCCAGAGGCGGCCCCCAGCGGGGCCGCTTTTGCTTTTGAGGGATAGTTAATGAGTAGTAAAGAAGTATCAAGAGGGCCGTGTGATGTCTGCGGAGCCAGCCAAGCCAAAATCCTCTACGACGACGGACACACGCACTGTTACAAGTGCGCGAACAACGTCCAACCCGGTAGCCAAGGAATTAAGGTCACCGAAATACCGACCCAAGACAAAACCTTCCGGCAAAACGTACTCAAGGGCGCGCCACAATCGCTCCCCCATAGAAAAATCCTAAAGGAAACCTGTCAGCGATATGGCTACTGGACGACCACATATAAGGGACAAAAGCTGGAACTGGCTTGCTACCGTAAGAACAATCGTATCGTCGCCCAGAAGTGTCGCGGCCCGGACAAGCAGTTTAGTATTCGCGGTGACGGAAAAGACCTTCCGCTCTTTGGGGCGCATCTATATGGCGGCGGCGGGGATCGCCTTGTAATTACCGAAGGCGAGATCGACTGCCTCTCCGCGGCGCAGATGCTCCGCAAGATTGCAGTAGTATCGCTCCCTAGCGGCGCATCCAGCGCGACCAAAGCGATCCGCAACAACTATGACTTTGTGACCAGCTACAAGGAAGTCATCCTTATGCTGGACATGGACGAGCCGGGTCAGAAGGCGGCGATAGAGGTCGCTGAAATGTTACCCGTGGGCATGGCAAAGATTGCCTACCTACCTTACAAGGACGCTAATGAGTGTCTGATGCAGGGCCGGGAGCAAGACATTGTGTCTGCGGTGTTCCAAGCCAAACCCTTCCGGCCTGATGGTATTGTGTCGGCGGCAGACATCCGCGACGAGGTGATGCAAGAAGATGTCGCCTCAGATACCACCTACCCCTACCCCCGGTTAAATGAGGTCACCAAGGGTCTTCGCAAAGGTGAACTGGTGACCATCACCGCCGGGTCAGGCATTGGCAAATCCACACTGGTTCGTGAGATTGCCTACCACCTACATCATACCAGCGGCAAAAACTTGGGCATGATCATGCTCGAAGAAAGCACCAAGCGCACCATGCGCGGCCTGATTGGTATCCACCTAAACAAGAACATCACTGTCGATCTCAATGCCGCAACAGCGGAAGAGGTCGAGCGTGGTTTTGACGAACTCGTAACTGAGGATCGTCCTATCTACCTCTATGACCATTTCGGTTCCACAGATGTAGACCTGATCGTCCAACGCATACACTTCATGTCAAAAGCGTTGGGGGTTGAGTACATAATACTTGATCACTTATCGATCCTTATCAGCGGCCTTGCCTCTAACGACGAGCGGAAGCTGATTGACATGGCGATGACCAAACTCAGAACCGCAGTTCAAGAGTTAGGCATCGGCCTCATTGTAGTGAGCCACTTGCGTCGTCCTTCTGACAGCGACAAGGGCCATGAAGATGGAGCCAAAGTCCGTCTAGGACAACTACGCGGCAGTCACGCGATTGCCCAACTGTCCGACATCTGTATCGGCCTACAGGTTGATGCGAATGACGCCGACGGAGACCACCGACAGATCAACGTCTTGAAGAACCGTTTCACCGGGGAAACAGGCGCGGCTGGACTGGTGCATTTTGACCGCGAAAGCGGACGACTACTTGACCAACCACCAACATTTTGAGGTGCCGATGACTGATGATGAAACGCGCAAATTGGTGCGTGAGATCGCCAGTGAACCACAACCAGTATTCCATATTTGGAAGCTGAAAAGAGACGCACCCAAGCTGACCAAACGTGACATCGAATACTACAAGCGTCGCGACGGGTCGGGTCAGGTCATGATCGTTGACCACACCGGAACCATCATACGGTTCGCATAGAGAAAACGGAGAGCAAAGAAAATGAATACACCTAAGGTTATTAATAAGGTGACCCCAACCCACACCTTTGACTGGTACGTCAAATGGGGTGCCACCATCTTTATCCTTGCCGGGTTGATTTGCCGGGCCACAGATTTCTACACGCCCCTCGACGTGATGCTGACGTTCAATGGAACCGTCGGCTGGTTTATCGTTGCATGGTTGTGGCATGACCGGGCCTTGTTGATACTCAACGCGATTGCCGCGGTGTTGTTGCTGGTGACCTTCCTGAATTATGGGGGTCTGTAAGGTGCGTCTG